GAGATTGAAATTACTAAGGTTTCGTGGAGAGATTCCATGAAGATCTTCCATTTTGAGCAGAAGTCGCTTGTTCGGCTGAAAGGAAATATTGAGGAGGCTTTGTCTAGACGGCTCGACACCATGCCGATGGACACTTATCGAGAGGATGTTTGTTTGTACAAGTTGCCTGCCTCGATGTTTAGCGCTGAGGCAAACATCGTCAAACATTTCTGGAACGGCGCCTACGGCACTAAGAACATCAGTGTCAGGAAGCTGGATTATATTCCATACAACACGGATCATACGTACAATGGTCAGGTCATTTATAATGATGGCACCGTTGTCAAGGATTCGATTTCTACTCCACGCTTTGAAGGCGAATTCCAGAGATTTCACGTCTTAGCAGAGGCTACCTACGCTGGCCGAAATTCATCTTGCGGCAGCTTAGTTATTAGACCAGATGTTCAGGAGACCCCGATCTTGGGAGTCCACACAGCTGCGAACGATCGTGGAAGTTATTTCCACTATGTCACCCGCCAGTCGCTGGAAAGTGCGATGAGTAAGAACACCGTTACCGATGTAGAATCGAGATTTGTTCATAGTGAGCCACAAGCGTCGGTGCTAACAGTCCTCCCCAAGGAGAGTATTCTATATCCAGTTGGAGAGATTGAGAAGCCGTTGTTCCAACCTACGAAAACGGATCTTCAGCCTTCATTGCTGTATGAAGTGATGGGTCCAGCTATGACAGCCCCTGCTCCATTATCGCACAAGGACCCCAGAATTGATGAGAAATTTAGCACTTTTTCAGCCTTTTGGCAACAAATGTTTAAGGACTATAGTCGTCCCTTCAAGCCTGCGTTCACTCCAGCGGAGTTGAACTCTGTGTACATTTCCATGGTGGACGATTTCAAAAGAATTAAAGCGAGAAGCATCGTCCCCACCAAGAAACTAGATCTGATGGAGAGTCTCAATGGTCTCAGCCACATCCCACAGAACACGAGGATGCCCATGAATACATCTTGTGGTTTTCCCTACGTTCAGGAGGGTTTGAAGAAAAACGATTTATTTGAGGAGAGAGACGGTCGCTTGTACCCTAGCGCACGCATTATAGCAGATTACGAACATGCTGTGAGCTTGCTGGAGAAGGGTGTGGTTCCTTATTTACCATATGTCCTTTCCTTAAAAGATGAGAGGTTGAAACATGCAAAGATAACCACGCCGCGCACGCGTATTTTTACGTGTGGCAACGTAGTGTGTTACTTGATATGCAGAAGATATTTCTACTCCGCGATCATGCAATACTATCATGCTGATTTGAGCGATTCTTTCTGCTACCCCTCTCTCGACCGGGCCTCGTTTGACTGGAATTATTTGTCACGACACATGCTGGAAGTGGGAGATCGAGGTTTCGACTTTGATTTTTCTCACTTTGACAGGTCATTGTCGCACCAGCTTTTGTATTTCGGTACAAAACTTTTGTTAAATGGATTATCCCTTCCCCCCCAGGAAGAGGCGGCCGTCATTGAGTTGGTTTGCTCACCATATATAATATGGGGCAAATCAGTGATGCGCGGCACCTTTTTGCCCTCAGGCATTCTCATTACATTTCTTCTAAATTGTGTATCTAACGAGATGATGCACCGCATGGCCTGGCGCGATATCATGGCCCGAGAAATGCCTTCTCTCCTTCCAATGAGATACTACCACGACTACACTCGTGGCGTCAGAGGAGGAGATGACACGTTTACGACCGTTGACGGTCGTGTGCTACCATATTACAATGGTAAGACGGTCGCTGAATATTTGCGATCGCGCGGCATGCAAGTCACCGCAGCCGACAAATCTCAGAACATACCTGAATCGACGAACTATTTCGACTTGAGCTTTTTGAAGAACAGTACCAAGTATGAGAGAGGTGCATACCTCCCTCTACCGGAACTCCGCTCGTTATTTGAGTCGTCGTATTGGGTCCGGCTTTCACCTGAGAATAATGATATAGTGAAGGCCACACAAGATAATGCTACCTGTTCATTGCGATCGATCTATTTTCACGGAGAAGAAATTTTCAATGATTTTAGAGACAAAGCACTTGAAAAGGAGCCAAGATTAGTTCTACCATCATATGAGGAGTTATCTGTTATCTGGGACAACTATCATTGTTATCCCGGCTCCCACACCGATTTTGCATCGCGTGAATTACAAGAGGACCCTTTCACCTCCGCTAGCAAGGAATTACCACGAGTGCCGGCGACAGAGAGGGCAAAATTTAACATGTCCCCAATAGAAATTATAGAAACATACATTCAATCAGGATTATCCATGACAGCCTTGGATAAACAAAGTCTCGGTTCGGCAGCTATTGAAACAGCCGCTGTCACCGAAGAAGTAGGAAAAGTAGGAGATGAGATTATCGACAACCAGACCATCGGCACACCTGGCAAAACTTTGACTGATGCCGTCGGAGCCAGTATCCAAGATGGTCCATCTTCTAAAGCCAAACCTGTCAAAACTGGTACTCAGCTGATTCAATCCCAAAACCTTCGTTCAGAGGCGTATTTGAATGATATAAATTGGGATTTGAAGAAGCTAGTGCAGAAATTTACATACGTTAAGGACTTTACTTGGTCGACATCGGACCCTGTCAATACCATCATCGCGTCATTGAAAGCTCCAAAAGACTTTCTTGTGACGCCAGCTCAGAAGGAACCGTTTGATGTTACTAAGTATTGGAAGGGAACTCTTCTTGTTAAGGTCGTGATTAAATCTTCACCGTTTTACGCGGGTGGATTAGTTATCGGCTTTTCTCCCTTCCAAAAAACACCATCTTTAACATCCTTGGTAAACATGGGAGCACTCATTCACAAACTTTCGCAAGAGGAAGGATTGGAATTTGTTATTCCTTTCCGTTGGCCTACTGGTTTCATAGATGCTGCCTCGGACGAACTTGGTACATTTGCTATCATAGTTAATTCGGCTTTGCGTACTGGAACCGATAATCCAAATACGATTAGCGGCGCAATATATGTCTCGATCATGGACAGCGAGTTCAAACTACCTGAAGTCGTTCCATCCGCCGCTTACCAATCCTTCAAATTTAATTCGAGCGTTGTTCAAACCAGACCACAGTCAGGCGTTTCCGTTAAATCCGTCTTGTGCGACATTAACGATCTTCCATCGAAAATGCCAACTACTGTGATGTGCGCAGGCACGGGAACGCTCGGCTCACCCACGATACCCCATTTCCAAGATGCTCCGAGCGATCTCATGCAGCTCTTGAAACGCTGGGAAATGGCCGGCAGACTGAGCATAAACCTCGCTGCGGGGGGAGCAACTGTTTGCTCTTTTTCCGCTCTCGACATTTACAAAGCGGCTTTCCGTGGATTTGACAAATATTTCGGCTTGTTCAGAGGGAGTGTTAATTTGAGGTTCTCCTTAGAGGCTAGTAACGATTCCATATACGGCAAAATTTCTTTTAATCCTGTCTTCGCCCACGCAAATGCGCAACAACCATCGAATTGCGGCCTGCAGACTTTTGACAGAGAGAGCATGGGTATGGTCACGATACCTTGGACCCAGCCCACTTTCACTGCTCCTACGGACGGCGCCAATATGTCGACTTTTGTCCAACAAAATAGCATGTTTACAGATGTAGTAACAGTGGTTTTATATAATCACAACGCCGATGTTAGAGACGTGATTTTGAACGTGGACGTTTCCGTAGGTGATGACCTCCATATGGGAGTCTTTCTCGGCACGCCTTTTAACCCTGGCTTTCCTACTGTGTACAGGAGAATTCCGCTGTTGCCTTTCGAAGTGAAACACGTCGCTCCTGAGTACGATGCTGAGTATCCAATTCCAACGGTGCCTCAATCGGGCATGCTTCAATTTGTAGGACGAGCCATTGAGAACACGCTCCCCATAGTTGAACAGATGTCGGAATTAGGTCTTGAACTTGATGCCCACATGATTACTGAACAAAACCAGCTAGTTCAGCAGAGGCGCAGGCCTTTCAGTATAGCGAGTGATTTGCCAGTCTTGACAGAAAGGTTTACCACCGTCAACCACAACGGTATGAGCTTGCCCGACAAGCAGTGCTTCGGGAGTGACAAACCTGAAACCGACATATACAATCTGTTACAAAACACGAAGTCGCTTATGGACAGGTTTAAGTGGGGGGCTGATAAGCCAGCCGGTGCACTCCTGGCGGAATACTCAAATCGACCGAGCGTTGCGAAGGCGGGTAATCCTTCAGGAATTCACGCACAGCTCTGCTCTATGTTCAATTTCTGGACTGGCGGTCGAATTATCATTCTCGATGTTCACGCTACTCAGATGCATAGAGGACAGCTTTTGCTCGCCTATTCCACAGATGAGAAAGACATTGTTTATGCCGATGCCACGCAAACATATTTTACCACCCTTGATTTGTCGGAAGGCAGAGCCACGGTCGCGTTGTGTTTACCATATCTGTCACCAATACCTCAGCGTCGTGTTCCTCCTGCTCTCGCTTCAGATGCAGAAGCAGATTCCCCGGTTTGTACTGTCGGCAAGTTAAGAGTTTTCGTTCAAAATCCGTTGCGCTCAACTTCGACCGTTGCGCCAGATGTTGAAATAGTAGTTTACGAATCTTGCGCGGCCGATTTTCAAGTCAATGTTTACGGCGGAACTCCGTATACCGTTCCAGAGCCTCCAGTCATGGCTCCTGCGGCGTCTTCACACGGCGTGCCCGTTTTTAATAGGAAACCACTAATTAGAGCTACCCTTCCCAAGATCACTCGTCCAGGTTACGACAACGCCTAGGACGTTTTGTTCTTTTCAAATTTAATAATATAGTAGATTTAGATTTAGTTAGACCCAATACTAGTTTTAGATTTAATTCCACACATTGTAGTTAGTATCAATACAAATTGCATTTATGGAACTCCCCTCGCTTAACCAGAG